TTTTGTCGGAACCTTAGCCCATGTTAAGGCATCAATCCACATTTTTCGATTTGTTTGTAAACGTTTGATGAATCTTTTAAATGATTCTTTATTCATAAATTCATCGGCCTCCTTATATATTTCGTCTGCTGTACTGTTTTTCCATATGCTGTGCAGAACATCATTATAACATTTTTGATTTTCGACTTCTAGATCTATAATTGTACCTTCTTGTGTTGTTAAAGTTTTATAACATAACATATCAAAGTCCATTTCTTTACGATAATGGCGATATACAAGGTTATGTAGTTGACAAGAATCTTCTTCCTTCAGGACTTTACTTTTCTTTATTTCAGAGTAAACTTTCCTTGCGGCGCACAATTGTTGCACTGTTAAGTTTGAGAAGTCTGGGGCAGGGACTAATCCGAGACCCCCTAGCCAGGTAGGTATGTACCATTGGATACCATGTAGTGGTTCTGATGTGAGTACCTTCTTGTTATATGAGATAAAAAGAGAATTAAGTTCATCATAAAGATGTTCGAAATCCTTTAATAATTCATAGTGAATTGAAGATAACTTTGGTATATCATAGAGTTGTTGGTTTAATCCTCGAGAATTCTTTTTTTTCTTAAAATCTTTGGGATTTTCTAATGAGACTGTTGTTTCACTTCTCTTAAGACTCTTTATTAATCCGAAATTAATAAACGGGATCTCAACAAAGTTGGCGTTATCAATGCCAACCCAGGAGTAATCACCTTGGAGCTCAACCAGGAAAGTTCTTGAGTTCATCTCAATAAAATTTTTACTAAAAAAGGTTTTTCCTATACTATTAAATAACCCAACTTTACAACTTGTTTTTTCCCAATAATCGGGGTTTTCCATTTGAAAAACACAATCATCCCCATTGATCCTCGCTTTCAGCTTCTTTAAAGGTATACTCTTTCTTTGATCAAGTTCCATTGCACTTCTAACTACAGAAGCATTTAGAATGCAAAGTACTACAAATGAGAGAACCTTTCCCATTGGTTGGGCCTCACGTTGCTTGGACTCTATTATAATAGGATGATTTTTATCATAAGAGTTATAGATTGTATCCTCTTTATGACAATCTCTTTGGTCAATAACTAGTTGACAATTATTATTGCATAGTGAATTCTCTGCTACTTGACTATATTTAGCATCGAGTTTTAATTCCTGACAGATTTTATTTATTGTGTATCTTGTCGCATCCCCAAACATCATGTTTGTAGCATTATCATAATCACCGGAAACCCAATATTTTTCTGGATCAACTGGATTAAGACTTTGCAAATTATCTGATGTTATAGGTTCACCTGTCAAGCAAAAACAATCAATTTGCTTAAGTGTTCGAAATAGGAATTGTTGAAATGGTTTCAATAACCAAGTTTCTAATGCATCTGGAGTTGTGATACCTCTCACCTTTAGAGCCTCTTTAAGGGCTACAAATCTAATTGAGTTCTTCTTTGTTTCATAATCATTAAGAATTATGTCACAGATAGATTCTATATCAGTCTCACGAATGGCCTCATGTTCATAATCTTCCGAAGTCACATAGTACTTCTTTGATATGAATTCCGGCTCTTTCTTGTAACTAATAACTTTAGGATTAAATAAAGGGTGAAAGTTTTCATCTAATTCTTCATATTTATGCTCTTGCGGATCACTAAACATTCCTATTTCCTCAATTACCTTTCTACTAACATTTTGTCTCTTACCTATTATTTCTTTAACTTCTTTTAAGTGTCCGGCTTTTTGTCGCGATGTTAAAGTTGAACTAGAGAATGATGGAACATGAGTCATAGGTTCAAGGTAAGGATCAAAAGATACATTCTTTAAAACTTCCGTTACTGTGCGATCGATGGCGAGCTTTATATCGTTGTCTAAATTTGTATTTGATCTCCTCTCAGTCATGAGTTTAAAAGTTTCTAAACGATTTTTAAAACAATCTTGTTCAGAACCTCTTGGTGCACCCTTCTTTACACCCCTACAGATTGAATCTATGAATGACATAGTATATGTCCTATATTCATGTTCATCTCGTTCAAGTAAATTAACTTTAAACCACCTTTTAAATTTTCCATCGACTAAAATCGTAGGATTATCTTTAATGGTTGTGAACGGGCTTTTTGGAAAGATGTCGGAACCTTTTGAATAAGAGGCAAAAGCTGCCAATTTATATTTACAAACCTTAGTCCAATTTGAATTAATTATTTTAAATTTCAGAGGATTGTCGTTTGTAACCTCAATAAATCTTTCTTGATATTGATCTTTTGTTGGATCATTGGAAAGAAATTCTTTATTAGAAATGGTAACTGTCCTATTTGTCCCTTTAGCAAGTTCAACACTAGATGTTTCTTCTAAACTTAATTGTAAAAGAAACCAGTTAAATGCATGCTTGTGGAAACGAAGATCAAATTCATCTCTATTTATTCTATAACCGTAAAGGTATAGACAAACCCAAATATCTTTGATAACGGACCAAGTGTTCATAAATTCTTGACGAATAGAACATGTTCCGGTGGTTTGGTTATGATTGAGGATTTCACAAAAGTGAATGATTCGGTTGTAATTGAGCTCATTATTTTTGATATTAACATTTTTATTATAATGATTTATATTACATCTTAAGGTATCTATATTAGGTTCATAATTTCTAATATAGAGGAGATTCGCAGTGGAATCAGAGGCATGACGGCACTTCTCCAAGAGACTATTCAAAACTTTTGAGTAATCTGATTGAGTACTATTTCTAGTGTATACCTCCGAAAGGCTAGGGTTGTTCACCGCCCCCACCAATCGTGATACATCGCCATCAAGGGTTTCTGAGTGGAACGAATCCATGTCAGTGTCACCATACGAATTCAAGCTTACTTCGGGTCCTTTCGACTTGAACTGTCCTTGATCGCTTCTTTCCTTCGCTCCGATGTTGATACATTGTTGAGCATCGTCAGAAAGAAGTCCGGTGTCCTTCTCACCGCCACCAGAGGCACCCTCTACAGATACCTCATCTAAATTAATATTTAGATCATTATAACTTTCAAATTCTTTTGCAAATTTTACTTCTGTC